GCCAATCTTAGTTCACGCCCAATCTGCATCGCCGTGCTGGACGAGCTGGATTCTTTTGCAGCTCCATCCGAAAAGGATGCGGCCGCTTACTCCCTAGCGTTGGAACGGACAAAGGCGTTCCCGCAACGTAAGCACGTACTGACTTCGACTCCGACGCTCAACACCGGCGACATCTGGATCAACTACCAAGCCGGGACGCAGGAAACTTTCCATGTGCCTTGCCATGCTTGCGGAGAGTTTCAGGCGATGGAGTTCGGGCAGATACGATGGGATGAAACGGCACGATCGGAGGATGGGAAATGGGATATGCGAAAGGTGACCGAAACTGCCTCCTACTACTGCACTAAGTGCGACGCACCGTGGAGTGAACGCAATCGCCGACAGTCGATCGAGCAGGGTAAGTGGGTGGCGGCAAACGCAAGCTCGGAGGTTGGCCGTCGATCGTTCCGCCTTCCTAGCTGGTATTCGCCGACGATCACGTTCGCTGATTGCGCCAAGAAGTTCCTGACGGAAAAGCATTATCTGCACGGGTTGCAAGGATGGGTGAACGGATGGAGCGCGATGCCCTGGGAAGATCAGTTCGACGACAACGAGCTGAACAACATCCCGCCCGGAGCCTTTGCCAAAAAGCAGGAGTGGGAAACGGATCACATTAAGCTGGCTGCAATCGACAGGCAGATCGACGAGTTTTGGTTTGTGGTTCGTGCGTTTGCCAGGGATGGATCGAGCAGACTGATTGAGGAAGGCCGCCGACGAACGATCGAGGACATCGCACAAACACTGGCCGAGCTAGGCGTCAAAAACATTCACACCTGTATTGATTCAGGTTATGAGGCTCACGACACATATAGATTGGCGGCGCGATACGGATTCATCGCGGTAAAGGGTGAGGATCGCCAATACTACTACATTGAAAGCCAAGCTGGCCGGATGAAGTCGGTGCATAGCTCAGATCAGCCGACGGATGCAGGCTGTCGTCTGCTCCTTCTTAGCTCACCGGCCTGCCAAGATTTGCTGGCTTGGTTGCGGAGAGGGCAGGGGCCGCTGTGGGAAGTCGCCCATGACGTCAGCCCAGAATACCGCGAGCACATGGCCAGCCACAGAAAGGCGCATCGAATTAACCGCAAGACCGGCAAGGACGTTTATGAGTGGATCCGAGTAAAGGGCAGACAAGACCACTTATATGATTGCGAAACTTACCTGGCTGGATTTGCGGTGTGGGGGAAGGTCATTCAAGCGGAAGCAGCGATGGCACAGGAGGCGAAGGTATGATTGACACGATGGGAACGGAGTCGTGGATCGTGCTCTCCTTTTTTCCCTTTGGATTCAGAGCAGCAAAAACGCAACCGCGTTGCTGCTGGCCTTGGAGTCTATTGCCGCCGGGCAGGCAACCGTTTTTCAAAACGGAGGCCGGACAATGATTAACGCAAGCGTGGCTGGTAAATCGTTCAGCTACCAAGTCACCGCCGGCATCACGCCCGTTGAGGTGGCGAAAGCAGCTCTGGACGGTTGGCGTTTGATCCAAGGAAAGAACGATGCCGAAGTGGCCGCAATCTTTACAGGCGATCAGAGCCTAGTCACCTACCCACGGTTCAAGGAAACCACCTACTAAAATGGACATAGTCGGCAAAGTGATTTCGAGCTGGTCGCGCATGGTTAATGCCGCCCGGCACGATCCACGCAAACGCCGCTGGGTAGACGCCCAACTGGCCGACACAAAGCTGGACGTCAGCTCTGCATCCCGGCAATCGATCGCCGCTCTTTCCCGTTGGCTTTGCTACAACTCGGCCATAGTCCGGGGCGCAATCGACACGATGACGCGGAACGCGATCGGCGCCGGCATCAAATGCCAGGCACGCACAAAGGACGAGGGCTGGAACAAGGCGACAGAAGAGTGGTTGGCGATGTGGGAAGGGTCTTGTGACGTGCGCGGGATCCTCACCTACCAAGCGATGCAGCAAGTAGCAACCCGCACCATGCTACGGGATAATGAAATTTTTATACTTTTGACTGATAACGGCGACGGCTGGCCGATGTTGCAAATGGTGGAAGGGCACCGTTGCGAAACCCCATCCTACGTGAAGGACGACGCCAAGATTTTCGACGGAGTTCGCATGAACAAGTTTGGCCGCCCACTAAGCTACTACATTCGCACCGGGATAAACGGCGACACATTTACGGAAGTGCAAGCCGCCGATCTGATTCTGTTGGCAGAACGCGATAGGGCAGACGAAGTGCGTTCACTTTCCAAGCTGGCATCGTGCATCAATCTGCTACTGGATCGGGACGAGATTCTGGATTACGAGATGCTGGCTTGTAAGCGGGCAGGGCAGATCGGGATGGCTATCGAATCGACGACTAACTCTGGCCCCGGATTCTTTAACCCGACAGAAACTGATTCAACAAACCTAACGACCGACAACCTTTTCGGTGGTGGCGCATTGGTCAACGTGCCGATGGGCAAGACACTGCGTGAGATCAAAAACGATCGGCCCAGCCAGAATCTTCAGCAACACATGGATCAGTACATTAGGGCAGTGGCGTCTGGGCTTGGAGTGCCTTACGCCTATATCTGGTCGCCTAACGAGCTGACCGGCCCCAGCCAGCGGTTTGTTCTTGCCCAGGCTCAACGCCGATTCGACGAGATCTCCGACGCGGTCATCGAGCAGATGCTGAAGCGTGTTCGCAAGTGGGCACTGGCCAAGGCAATTAAACGTGGCGATCTGACTCCGCCCAGGGGAATGGCTATGTGGTGGGAAGCGGTCTATCACACCCCAGCCCGCACTACGATCGACGCCGGCCGGGACAGCGCCGCCGATCGGGAGGATCTAAAAATGGGAATTAAGACTCTGGCCGACATTAGCGCAGAGCGCGGATCGGATTGGCAGGAGATCGTAAATCAGAAGATTGCCGAGCAGATCTACATTAAGCAAAAGGCACAGGAAGCTGGGCTGACTATGGCAGACGTGCAGATTACTGGCGCACCCGCAGCTCCTGCCGAACCCGTGACTGCTACGCCACCGGCTGCACCGTTGCCAGAGGATACAACCGTACAGCCCCAACTTCAGGAAGCGATTGAGCCGGTAAAGGCATCCGTTCCATCCACAGAAACTTTCACAATGCGTGACGAGCCAGATTTTACCCTTACCCCAAAAGAGATGAATATGGTGGTCAAGGCGATTGGGATCGGGGCAAAGCCAAAAACAAAGAAGAAAAAATAGTTGATTAAGCCTGCCGCATAGGAGCACGCTTATAGGGTGGTTAGGTTATTGATTTTAAGTTTAGCGTGCACTGGTCTGATTTACGGCCAGACGCAAGAGGCTCCCACCGACCTTGCGGAGAAGCAGAATCAAGCAGCACTGCAGGAAGAGTCTAGGCAGATGGAGCTGGAGTTGGTTCGCGCCGAGCGTAAAGGGGCAGGGGCGGTTTATGAATTGTGGAAGGATAGAACAACCCAACAAGCAGCGCGGGCAAACAAATCTAAGTCCTCCTCAGACGTTTTGATATTTGAAAGAATGGTCTCTTCCACTCTTGATGCTCTATCTCGTTTTATTGATAAAAGAGGGTTCACTTATCGCCTTCCCCCAGATAACCCTAATGCAGTAGGGCAAGAAGTTCCAAAGTCATACATGATGGATGAGGAGGCGAACAGGCTTGAGCAACTTCTAGACGTATCTTTGCGAGATCCTAAAAAGTAGTTTTGCCTCCTTCTCAGGAGTAATTTGACACGCCATGCGCGGGCATGGCTCAAAAACTATTTAAGGGAATTTCCGTCATCACTGCTGGCCCTGCTTTGGGTCACGGGATGGTCATCGACGCAGACACTCTAGAGCAAGTCGTCCGGGCTGGGAATGATCTCGGCCAAGTAAAGGTACTCTCCGACCACAGCTCTAGCGTATCCAACATCATCGGATACCTAGAAAACTTTACCTTAGACGGCGGCCGCGTCCGTGCGGATCTCACCTTATTTGAGAGCCACGAGGGGTTTGCCTATTTCAGCGAACTAATCGGCACGCTCCCTGGGCAGATCGGATTCTCTATCAGCTTTAGTGGCGTGCCCAGGATGGCAGAGGACGGCACGCAACTGGCTGACGTCAGCACGCTCTATTCCGTCGATCTCGTGACTACCCCAGCGGCTAATCCGACAGGCGTTTATTCTGCACGGGTTGACACACGCAAATCGCTTAATATGGACACAACCGTAAAAGAATCAGCGCCGGTTATCGAAGCCGCGCCCGAAGCACCGGCGGCCCCGGCGTTTAATGCCGAGCAGGCCATCGCCGCCCTCTCCGCCCGGATCGACGAACTCGTCGGCAAATTTGCCGCCAAGTTTGAAGCGGCCGTTGAGGAAGCTCCCGCAGTAGCCGAAGCACCCGTGGCAGAAGAAGCGCCCGCAGTTGAAGCAGCTCCTGAAGCTAAGGCCGATCTAGAATCTAACGACAAGATCGTCGCTCTCGAAACCAAACTGGCTCGCCTCACTGTCGAGCTGGAAGCCAGCAAAGGCACCCAGCCCGTCGAGATCAGCGAAGCCAAACCCCTTTCTCGTAATGAACTTCTCGCGAAGTTTAACGCAGAAAAAGATCCCCGTCGT